TTTCTGATTTGCTTTTCACTCTTATCGCTGGTCGAGGTTTTATTCTTGTTGATGAAGAATTAAACGGAATGATTGCGGCAATAAAAGCAAATAATATTTGGTGTCCTGATGTTTGCGAATTGCGTGAACTTGCATGGTGGGTCGAACCATCAAAACGCAATGGAAGCATTGGTGGCCGTCTTTGGAAAGCCTTTGATGAAAAGGCAATGAAGATGAAAGAAGATGGAACAGTTGATTACATCTGTTGTACGGTTATGACAAATAGCCCAGTGATTAGTTATGCCAAACGTGGTTATAAACCACTTGAGGCCACGTTTTACAAGGAATAAGAATGCCAACCACGCTAGTTGCTTATGGAATTATGGAATTAGGTATGTCGTATGCAATGGCAACATTGGCTACGAACATGGTAATTTCATTTGCTTTATCTTATGTTGTTAACCGTGTCTTTGGTTCTGAGCCTCCAACTCAAACAGAACAAGGTTCTCGTCAACAAATACCACCAAGCACAACTAATGCTTTACCAATTGTTTATGGGAATGCTTATTTAGGTGGTACGTTTGTTGATGCGGTTTTAACAACCGATCAAAAAAATATGTATTATGTTTTGGCAATTAGCAATATAAGTTCAAATTTTGATTTTGCTTTTGATACAAATGATATGTATTATGGCGATAGAAAAATTACATTTGATACCACAAATCGTGCCAAAGTTGTTAGTCTTACTGATGCTGCTGGTAATGTAGACACAACAATTGATGGATATTTATATATTGGTCTTTACACAAGTTCTGAATCTGGTGTTATTACTATTAATAATTGGGATGCGCCAAGCGTAGTAATGGGTCCGGGCTTTGACATTCCAACAGCACAACAATGGCCTTCAACTGGTCGTCAAATGAATGGAACTGCATTTGCTATTGTTAAATTAATTTATAGCCGTGAAGCACAAACAACATCATTGCAGCCTATTACATTTCATGTAAATCAAAATTCTTCTGGTTTAAATCGCGCTAGGCCGGGTGATGTTTGGTATGACTATATGACCAACCCATATTACGGTGGCGCTATTGATGCTGCGTATGTGGATACAGCAACCCGTGATACGTTAAATACTTATTCTGATGAGTTAATTACGTTTACAGATTATGATGGTAATCCAGCAACTCAAAGAAGATATTTAATTAACGGTGTTGTCAATGCTGGACAAACTGTTTTAAGTAATGTAGACAATATTTTAATGGCTTGTGATAGTTGGATGGCATACGATGCCCCATCTGGAAAATGGTCTATTGTTATCAATAAAGCAGAATCAATTGCTTATGCTTTTAATGATGACAACATTATTGGAGACATTCGTGTAAGTGCTACGGACATTACAAGTTCAATCAATGCCATTGAAGCAAAATTTCCAAATAAACAAAATAAAGATCAACCAGCATATGTAAATATCACAACCCCATCTATTTTGCTGTATCCAAATGAGCCAATAAACAAATACAGCATCACTTATGATTTGGTGAACAATAGTGTTCAAGCGCATTATTTAGCAAATCGTTTGCTTGAACAAGCGCGAGAAGATTTAATTGTTTCATTTAATACAACGTATTATGGTATTCAGGTAAATGCTGGCGATGTAATTTCATTGACTAATGCTAATTATGGTTGGTCAAATAAATTATTTAGGGTTATGAAAGTCAACGAGGCTGCGTTGTCTGATGGGACACTTGGCGCAAAACTTGAGTTGAATGAATATAACGCTCAGGTGTACGACAACCAAGACATTACGCAATTTACGCCAGTGCCAAACAGCGGAATACCATCGCCAAGTTTCTTTTCTGCTTTGACTTTTCCAACAGTTACAGGTTATCCAACGGCAACAGTTCCAAACTTTTCCGTAGCGGTTGGCATTCCTGCAACTGGTCGTGTAACCACAATAAACTTGTATTTCACAACAGCGGCTGTGCCAACGCCTTCTGATTGGAAATTATTAACCACTGCGTATGTATCAAATTCAGTTCCATACACACCAAGCAGCACATACACATTTACAAACCAAATCCTTGCGGCTAACTCATATTTGATTGCTTACACGGTAGGAAATGAAAATAGTCAATCATCATTGAGTGGGGCAAGTTCTTTGTTTGTTTGGTCTCCTATTGCCCCTATTGGCCCAACTGGACCAACTGGTTCTACAGGTCCTACTGGCGGTGTTGGTACACAAGGTACACGCTCGGCAAGTGGTTATTTATATTACAACACTTCTTCTTCATCCGCTCCTGCTGCTCCAACTGTTTCTGGTTTTAACTTTACTACAGGTGCATTTTCTAGCATTACATCTGGATGGAGTACAACTTTTACAGCGCCAGACGCAACAGATACAAGCCAATTTTGGGCTGTTCGTTATGCAGTATCAGAGGCAACTTTTGGTGGCACTCAAACCGTCACATTAAGTTCTGTTTTTAATTGGACCAACTTTAATGGCTTGGTCACGTTTACCAACCTTGCTACCAATACAGGCACAACCTTTATTGATGGTGGGAACATCACAACAAACACGATTAACACCAGCAGATTAATTGCAGGTGATTTAACCGCATTTAACATCAAGACTGCTGCAAGTGGTTCTAGATGGGAAGTCACTGGTGGCACTTATGCCATGCAGATTCGTGGGTTCTATGCAAGTGAATCTAGTCCCCGAATGATTCTTGATTCATCTGATGGAACAGTTACATTTGATGGCAGATCAAGTACAAGCATAAATACCATTAATTCTCCAACAAGTTTATATACTTTAAGTCTGCAAAACACTGGCGGTGGCAATTCTCTTTGGGCAAGATCGCAATCAGGTGGAGATTCTATCTTGGGCGATGGCTCCATAAGTAATGGTTATGGTGGTAACTTTAAAGGTAATGCGACAAAAGCACCTTTGTTTATTCAGCCATCTACATCATTGCCAAGCAATAGATCATATGGTTCTATTTGTATGTATAACGGTTGGTTGTGCTTTGCAAACGGAACACATTGGTTTCAATCCAATGGCGTTCAATTAACATAAAGGAAAAAAATGTCAAACTATAAACAATCAGATATTGCTGGTGTTGTATGGCAGCGTTGTCATACAGTAACTATTCAAAATCAATTAGAAATCCTTAAAAAGATTGATTTTCAAGAGGAACAGGTAATTAACATTGATGGAAAAATATACCATGAATGGGTTGCGGGTTGCTCAAAAGACTATGATGCAAATGCTAGTTTTCCCATTCTTGACCCGCAAACAAATGCTGAAACAGGCATAACAATGACGCATCAAGAGTTGTATGTTGCGTTGTATAGTTTGTATATGCAAACTGCCTCAGAGCGTGACAACATTTAGTTGCTTGCATCTATGTAACTTGTTAGAATAAACAAAAGACAAAACACCATTAGCCCGTGAGAATCACGGATTCCAACTGAGTACAGGGAATTGCACAATGGCAATCTTTCACAAGAACACACTGGCCCAAGTTAGTGGATTTGACAATCCTATTTTGGCTGGCGAATTGGTCTGGAACCAGCGCACCTATTGGAATCTGACGTTCACAACAACAGACCCAACAACTTGCGTACCAACGCCGTTAAACTTAACAGGCGCAACAATCAACGCGCAAATCATTCGGCGTGAACTGACAAACGTACAAGACACACGCAACGGTCTTACGTTTGATATTGGCAATTACACGCCAACGCCTACAGCAATTCCTTTGACAATTACTAACGTAAATGCAGCCAATGGCCTATGTACGCTAGTAATTGATTCGGCTGCTTGGTCTTTGATTAATAGCGACCCAGAATTAAAAATTGATGCTACAAATCCAGTGGGTTTTAGTGGTCGTATTGTTGTTAGTTTTCCTGCAAGCGGTTCAACACCAGTAGATGATTCTGTAATCTTCTTGCTGTTCATTGTTCGTTCTGATGGGATTATTGTTGTATGAGCGACATTAAAGTTACCGTTGTTGATGGCAACAACGTAAATCTACTTGTTACGCCAACAGCGCGTACAACAATTAACTTTGACCGTGGGATGATTGGCCCCACTGGTCCTGCCGGAACAAATGGTGCAACAGGTCCAACAGGTCCACAAGGTCAAGGTTTGGAATTAACTGGTTCTGTTGCTACTCCAGAAGATTTGCCTTCTGTTGGTCAGCAAGGCGATCAATATTTGGTCCAATCTAACAACAGTGTTTACATCTGGAGTAATACATAATGCCATGGGTTGATATAGGTCCAATTTCAGGCCCAACGGGTCCAACTGGCGCTACTGGCGCTGATTCAACAATCGCTGGACCAACTGGTTCTACTGGACCGACAGGCGCACAAGGTAATGCTGGCGTTGCTGGTCCAACGGGCGCACAAGGTTCACAAGGCTTGGTTGGCCCAACTGGACCGCAAGGTGTACAAGGCATTCAAGGTGTGCAAGGTAATACTGGTCCAACTGGTGTACAAGGCGGCAACGGTCCAACTGGTAGCACTGGTAATGCTGGTCCAACTGGTCCAACTGGTCCAACTGGAACACAAGGCTCTCAAGGTAATGTTGGACCAACTGGTTCTCAAGGCGTACAAGGTGCTGCTGGTCCAACTGGTCCAACTGGAACACAAGGTTATCTTGGACCAACTGGCCCAACTGGAGCCAACTCAACTGTGGCTGGACCAACTGGTCCAACAGGCTCCCAAGGTATCCAAGGCAATAACGGTGCTACTGGACCAACTGGTACACAAGGTAATGTTGGCAACACTGGCCCAACTGGCCCAACTGGTTCAACTGGTTCTGGCATTACATATAAAGGTGCAGTGCCAACGATTGGTGATTTGCCCTCAACAGGCAATGCTGTTGGAGATGCTTACACGGTTGAAGCAAACTCCCATCTGTATGTATGGGATGGCTCTGTATGGGTTGACAACGGTTCTTTAGTTGGGCCAACTGGTTCTGTTGGCGCTACTGGGCCAACTGGACCACAAGGCATTCAGGGTGTAGTTGGACCAACTGGCGCACAAGGTATTCAGGGTGTACAAGGTGAACAAGGCATTCAAGGTATTGCTGGACCAACTGGTTCTCAAGGCGCTGTTGGTGCAACTGGACCAACGGGTTCGCAAGGTTTAATTGGTCCAACAGGAAATACTGGCGCACAAGGAGCAACTGGGCCAACTGGTGCTGATTCAATCGTAGCGGGTCCAACGGGTCCAACGGGTGCAACTGGTGCTGATGGTCAGTCTTCATCTTTTTATCAATACTTAGCAGATACAAGCCAAACTACAGGTACGCCAAATGCTGGTGATGTGTATTGGAATAACGCTACACAAATTTCATCAACTGAAATTGTTTTTAGCCATCTAACAAGCAACAACATTGATGTTGATTTGTTTTTAGGTTTCTTAAAAACTGGTGACAGTATTGTTTTGCAAGATGCAAACAGTTCAAGCAATTACCAAAAATGGGTTTTATCATCAGACCCAATAACAATTCCAGACATTTCAGTAACTTGTTCCGTTACCCTTGCAATTTCTAGCGGTACAGGCACAACTGGTTTTGCAAACAACCATCCATTGATTGCCGTGTTGCAATCGGTTGGTGTTGCTGGCCCAACTGGTCCAACTGGTCCAACGGGTTCTGATAGTACGGTTGCTGGCCCAACTGGAAGTGTTGGCGCAACTGGACCGACAGGCGCACAAGGCAATACTGGACCAACGGGTTCGCAAGGTATTCAAGGCGTTACTGGTCCAACGGGCGCACAGGGTATTCAAGGTGACGTTGGCCCAACTGGACCGCAAGGCATTCAGGGTATCCAAGGCATTCAAGGTATCCAAGGTAATGTTGGTCCAACGGGCGCACAAGGTATTCAAGGTGATCTTGGTCCAACTGGTCCAACGGGTGCGGTTTCTACCGTGGCTGGTCCAACTGGTCCGCAAGGTGCTGTTGGTGCTGCTGGTCCAACTGGCCCGACAGGCTCACAAGGTATTCAAGGTGATCTTGGTCCAACTGGTCCAACGGGTGCACAAGGCAATGTAGGCCCAACTGGTTCTGTTGGTCCAACTGGTCCGCAAGGTATCCAAGGTATTCAAGGCGTTGCTGGTCCAACGGGTGCTGCTGGTGCTGCTGGTCCAACTGGTCCAACTGGTCCAACTGGTACAACTGGTAACACTGGTGCTGCTGGTCCAACTGGTTCGCAGGGTATCCAAGGCGTTGCTGGTCCAACTGGACCAACTGGAACCAATGGAACTATTGGCCCAACTGGACCGCAGGGCATTCAAGGTATCCAAGGTGTTCAAGGCGT